AAGTGCTACAGCCCCATAAAGCAAAAAGCACAAAGCTATCAAATAGCCTCATGCTCTAAATGTTTAGATAAATTTCAATATTTTTTTCATCATCTATGTTTATTTTTTTTATGATCTTTCTTAAAATTTTCTTTGTATCTCCTCTATCTTCTATATTAATATTCTTCACAATTTTCTTGAAAACTTTGATTATATCAGTATCTATTTTTTTAACAGTTTCAACATCAATATTCTTTTCTTTTTCTTTTACTTCAAGTAATTTTTGCTCTACTTCAAGTAGTCTAGTGCTATAATCTTCTTTATCCAGTGTACCATCTATAAGAAAATCTTTCAATCTTTTCTTTTTAGCTTCTAGCTGTGATTTTGTTTTTTCCAAAATAACTTTTTCGTTATACTTTTTATTCTCATTTTTTATTTTTTTATTTAAAGAATCTAAGGCACTACCATTTATCAATTCATCTAGCACTACACTTTCTATCTCTGGGCTTTTAAAGAGTTTACCACAAGAGAAGCATCTATAGTAAGAATTTTTCAACACTGTACTTCCTCTAAATTTATCATTGCATTCTTGATGGAATAAAATACCTGATAGTAAAAATTTTGATTTGTTATTAGGTTTTATTCTGAGTTCTTTGTTTTTATCTCTTATAAGCTGTACTCTCTCAAAAGTTTCTAAGCTTATTATGGGCTTCCAGTCCCCCAGTGCCTCTACTATTGAATTTTTATCTTTATTTCTAACTAACTTGAATGTAGTTTTATTTATTTTTGTTTTCCCAAAAATATTATATCCTGCATAAACTTTATTATTAAGCCAGTTGCTTATGGTAGAGTGATCTCTATTAATTTCTTTAGCAATAGTTCTAAGACCTTTTCCTTCTAAATAAGCATCAAATACATACCTTATTATTTCCGCTTCTTCTTCCACAATAACCATTTTTTTATCCATTATTTTATAACCATATGGTGCGCCAGATACTCTTTTACCTTCTTTAACTTTTACTACCATATTGTCTCTAACTCTGCTGGAATTATCAAATCTGAAAAAATCAAATATGGCAGCTAAAATAGTTAAAATTAATTTACCCATAGCACTATCACTATCAAGTGTAGGGTTATTTATTAGCTTTAGCTTAACTCCTATCATATTCAAATAATTAAATAATTCTAAGAATGTAAAGGCATCCCTTGCTATTCTACTTACATCATAGGCAATGAACATATCTATATCGCCTTTGTTCTCTTCCATGTACTTTTTAGCTTCAAGAAAGCCAGGCCTTCTTCTGTTCCCTCCAGACATAACATCAGAAAAAATTTTTACAAGTTCAATGTCATTATCTCTACAGAAGATCTCTCCACCTTGAACTTGAGTAGAGAGACTTTCTTTTTCCTCCTGCATTTCTGTAGATACTCTATAATACGCAATGGCTTTTGGATTACTCATCTAATAACCCTTTCTTATTTGCTAAATTAATAATTTCATTTTGCAGCATTTCTATTAATTTTTCATCTATTTTCTCTGCTTTTATAATTTTAATCATCTTCCTACCTCCTATGAAATTAACTGATGTATCCCTATTAAAATTAGTGTTAATGTTAAAGGAAACAAGGTTCTAAACCAGTTCAATTTTAGATTTGTAAATACCTTTATAACCAATAACACTTTAGACACAAATAGAAAATACTCAATAATATCTATTAATAACCCATCCATCAATCTTCCTCCTCGTATAATTATATTTTTTTAAATTCTCTGGTCTTAATAATATTTTTTAAATTCTTCTGAATGAATATTGAATTTATATTTTTCATAAACATGGACTGTATAGTGACTTTTATCTATTCCATATTCTTCTTTAAATTCATGCCAAATTTTATTTAATCTTTTTTCTAGAATCAGCCTTTTTTCAACTGTCATATCGTCTAAATAAGTTTCAGCAAATTCCCCTATATATTCAAATGCATCTTCTTGTAACCTTTCAATTATACTATCTACATTTATATTATCTTTGTAATAATCAGCTTCTCCGATAGATATTTCTAAATATCCATCTATTAAATCAGCTTCATGGTTATATTCTTTCCAATGCTTTTTTGCATATCCCTCCCAAAACTACAATAATATCAACTGGTTTCTCTGCATCTATTCCATTGTATATTTCTACTATCATTTTAAGCACCACCACACATTTTTTTTATTTCTATAGTAGGCAAAACACTATCTCCAAACTTACTACATAGATTATTAATATTATTTGGACACCCCTTACAACTATATTCAACATCTATCTTAGTAAATAGATCTTCACCAATCCGGCCAACTGCTATATCAATGTATTCTCTTTTTAACTCAATTCCTACTCCATGCATATTTAAACTCTTTGCTACTTTTAAAGTAGTTCCACTGCCAAGAAAAGGATCAAGGACTACCCCATTTACAGGACAGCCACTATCTAAACATCTTCTTACTAATTCCTCTGGGAAAATAGCAAAATGCCCCTCTTTAATTCCTTTGGTAGCTATGTTCCATACTGTTCTCATGTTCCGGCCATTCTCATTATAAAAAGATTTCCATGTTCTTCCTTCTCTCATTCCTGTTTTGCTTTCTCCTGATTTTAATCTCTTTTTACTATCTGGTACTGTTCCATCTTTAAATGCATGGATAGTTTTATCAGAGTAAGGCTCATACTGCTTTTTAAAGTAATACTTTTGCTCTTTAGAGAAGAAAAACACTTTTTCAAAATCATTGGTAAATCTATCATTAACACTTTCTGGTAAAATATTAGGCTTGTGCCAGATAATTTCATTTCTTAATATCCATCCTGATTCAATCATTTTTATTGCTAGTCTTTCAGGAATCATCATTTTAGATTTTCTTTTTACAGTTGTTTTTCTTGGAACTGTTTTATATCCATTATTTTTCCCATGCCTTTTATTATTTGTTCCTCCTGCTAATTTAGCATTTACATTGCTGTAAGTATCTCCCATATTCACAAATAAAGTTCCTGATTTTTTTAACACTCTATAGACTTCATCAAATATATCCATAAGTTTTTCAAGAAATTCATTTACATCACTTTCCAGTCCTATCTGGCCGGAAATGCCATAATCTCTAATCTGCCAATATGGAGGAGAAGTTACAACACAATCTATGCTTTCATCTTCTAAAGTTTTTAATACTTCCAAAGAATTTCCATGCATTATTTTTATCATCCTTCCTCCCTTTTATAATTCCCTATTTTAAAGGCTTTAAAGTGGTTTGGGTATACTTTTTTCAATTCAACTACCAAGTTTACACTTAACCAAACCCCTTCCAAATGCCATAATTTACTAAACTTTTCAGCACCTATATTATGAAATTGTGTATGATGCTCTCTACATAAAGAAATAAATCTTGTTTGTAGTCCATCATCATGTTCATAGCCTCCAATACTATTAGCAGAATCCCAATGATGTAAATCAATATCATATTGTTTTCCACAGACGGCACAGCTTTTATTTAATAAATGTGCTAATACCCATTTTCTGATATCTGGACATACTTCTCTGACACTTTTAAACTTCATATTAAGACCTTTCCCCTCGTGTATGATTAAGTTGTAACCATATTTAATAGAATGCTCTATAATGAATTGTATGAACTCTGTAGCTATTTCCATCGAACAAGCATTTTTCTTATAAGGAGAGATTGAGAAGTATTCTATTTCTCTACTTTCACAGAACTCACTTTGTAGCAGTCCCCTCATTTCTTCGGTCTCATATCCTCTTAATTCTCCATATTCTTTACATAGTACAAATATGAGTTTCATTTGATCCAATGACAATCTATCAACTTTAATCACATTTATTTCACTCTGGTGTAGTTTTGATATAAGCTGATATATTTCTTTTAAAGATTTGTTAGAGGGAACATATAAATTTATTTTTCCATCTTCTTCTTTTAGTTCTAAATTCATTATTCCCTCCTGTTTTACTTAGTCATTTTTATTTTTATATCCTGGTATTCTGCCTTTGTAAGTTCTTCTATATTTTTTTTGTAATTTTCTTTTATATAATTTTCTAAATCTAGTTCAACTATTTCAGCGCATTCTTTCAGATCATCTATTTCTTTTTTAGATATCTTTCCTTTAGATTTTGCTTTCATATCATGTATAAATATAAGTTCTCTTAAATCAATTGTTTCAAGTAAATCAGTCTTATATTTTCTTAAAATATCTTTAATTTCATCTACTGTTGTCATTTCTACAATAGCTTTACAAACTTTTCTTTTTTCATTAATTAGAAGCTGTTTTTCTATAATTTCAAGTTCATCTACTGGCAACATAGGAAGTTCATTAAGTTTATATTGCTCTTCATATTCTGCTCTATTGGTTTCATCTATCATTCCATTAATACTTAAAATTAATCTTCTTTTAGAAGCTCTTTGTATTTCATCATAACTTGCAACATTTCCACCATCTATTCCTATACCTAAATTTCCTAAAGCTCTACCAACTGCTGATGTTTCACAGTTTTCTATATGAGATGTTACATTCACACTTGATTGTTCTTTTTTCACTCCATTTTTTTCAACTGTTTTTATTTCTTCTTTCTTTTCCATTGCTGTACCAGTAGATTTTATTATTCCATTGCTATCTTTAACAATGGCTTTACATATTGCTATATTTTCATTTATTTCTAACCAGTCACTTTCAATACTCCAATTTTTAAATTCTTCTGAGGTTCTAAAATATCTAAGCCTTTCAGCTACTGTTACATATTTACTTTTTCCAAAATCCAATGTCTTTAATTCCATTGTGAACCTCCACAGCATACAGCTGCATAATCACTATTTAATTGATCTATATATGCTTGTTCTTCTTCGCAATCTTTCCAGTATTCTTCAGTTTTAGTTTCTATAATTCCCATAATTTTTATAGTTTCTTCTATTCCACAGCTATCTTCTTCTTCATGTCCATTTACTAAGAATTTGAATATAACTTCTTCTTCATTTTTGATATCATATTCTGTTATTGTTTCTTGCTTTTTTAAATTTACTAATCTTGTTACTGCATCTATCATTATTTTTAATTCCATTGTAGACCTCCTCAAAAAATTTTTCTGTAAATGAATCTTCTGCTTTTGTGGTTTCTATTTGCTCATCTTCTGGTAGCTCATAATAACTTCCTACTTCTCTTTTCATCTATAACCACCCTCCTAATCTAAGCACACCTTTCCAACCTAGATTTTTTAAAGCTTCTGTATTTTTTAAAAGTCTATATGTTACTATTATTTTTTTCATCTCGCAGCCTCCCAAACCAACATTAACATAACTAAAAATATTGTGATAATAGCTCCTATATTATAGATAAATTTCATTTTACCTCCTGATCCAATCAAGTAAAGCTAACATTAACTCTCTTCTAATAGAAATCAGCTCAATAGAATAAGCTATTGCTATTATTGCTATCATCAACATAATAAAGTCTCTTATTTTATTCATACTCTTCTCCTATTTAGTAAACTCTTTTATAGTCTTTGCCATATTTTCAACAGCTTCCCAGAAAATAGGGTTATCCTTTCCTTTTCTAGCTTCCATTAAGAATATAGCTTTTGTACCCCTCCAAGTATTTTGGTAGTTTGTACAGCTATCTTCTATTCCTAATTCCTCTATTGCATTAATTAATGCTTCTGCTATTCTTAGCGTCAATATTGTCATTTACCCTCCTTATTTGCTAAGCATTTCATCTACAACCTTTCGAGTATTTTTTTTCATTATTTTTAAAAAATCTATGCAAAATTCATAATCTTCAATACCAACAGGTTTCCACCCTATTAAAACTTCTGGTGCTGCCATTGATATGTCAAATAATTCTTGAATATATTTTTCCTCTTCTTCTTTTGTAGGTTTTTTGTCTCCAACTTCTAATTTTCCAAACATCTTAATCCTCCCATACTGCTATTTCTTCTAAGTTTTTACTATGCTTGCCACAGTCATCACGTGTAAAGTCATCCGCTTGATAATCTAAACTGTAATTTACTAAACTTGTAACATCTCCATCTTTGTCAGGATATCCCCACCCACCTTTAATAGTTCCTGAAACACTAGCAGTTATTTTTCCTCCACATTCTTTACATATCCACATACTAATCCTCCCAAACTGCTATTTCTTTTAATTCATCAATAGTATTACGTCCATTTCCACATTCATCACAGCATATTAGAACTATATTCCTCTTATGCTTTATGATTTCTTCCATATCTTCAAAGTCACAAGTCTTATATTCATCAGGATTGCCATATTTGTCTAATGAAAAATCAAAATCCTCATTAATTTCAACAGTTGCTATTATTTCTCCTCCACACTCTTTACATATCCACATATTTTTCCTCCTTGTTTTAATTTCTTAATAAGTCCCTTAACTCTTTTTTAAGAGACCTATAAGAAATTAAATGTTTATTTTCTTTTTTTCTTCCTTTTTTGTTTTTCCTAAATAAATATTAAATCCATCACAATCACCATACATAAGATCAATTGGAACTGGTGCATATTCAGTAAATTTTTTGTTGTCTCTTACACAGCTGCTAAATTTAACTTCTGATTCTGGATTGCATTTTTGTAATTCCTCTATCAATTCTTTAACTTTCATAATTCTTTCCTCCTTTGTTTTATTTTAGTTACTCTAAAGAGTTACTTAATATATAAAAAAATATTTAATTTATTGTAACACTATCGAATGACTAAGTCAAGTTTTATTTTTACTTTTTTATAAAAAAATTGTATAATAAGTTATTCGTGTTATACTAAAGGGGGGCAAAATGATTTTTGGTAAGGTGTTAAAAGAAATTAGAACAAAAAAAGGTGACAGTTTAAGAAAGCTAGGAGAAAAAACAGGTGTTGTTTTTACTTATATTGATAAAATAGAAAAAGGTGAAAAACCTATAAATTCTGAAATATTAAGTAAAATAATTAAGGAATATCCTTTAAATAAAAAAGAATTAGTTGAAGCATATACAAAAGAAATGGTACCAGATTTTGTGGTAGAAGAAATAAAAAAAGATAAAAAAGCAGATGATTTTATTTCACTGGTAAAAATTAGTGATGATTTAGAGGAACTGTATAATATGTTGTTTAAAGGACTTGAATTAACAGAACAAAAAGAAATATTAAATACTATAGTAGAAAGATTAGAATTATTGAGTTATAAAAAAGGACAACTTGAAGAAAATAAAGATAAAATAGAAAAAATAAAAGAGACTTTAAAAAAATTAAACTAAGGAGGAAAGATGGGGTTGAGGTTTAGAAAAAGTGTAAATTTAGGTGGAGGTTTTAGAATAAATGTTAGCAAAAGTGGAATTGGATATAGTTGGGGACTTCCAGGATATAGAGTTTCAAGTTCTGCTAACGGAAGAAAAAGAACAACAGTGTCAGTTCCAGGAACTGGTTTTTCTCATATCAGTGAAAGTGGTGGGAAAAATAAAAAAAATAATTTCTCTGGAGAAGAAATTTTTCATGATGAAGAAATGAAAGAAATAGAAAGTGGAGAAATAAAAAATTTTAAAAATATAGAACACAAAGAACTTATAAAATCTATAGAAAAAAATATAGGATATAATACTTTGAGCAATTTATTATTGTGGTTAGTTCTTTTAGCTCTAGCATATCCTTGGACAATAATATTTCCAATATTAGGAATAATATTAAAAATTCTTTTGCGTACAAAACTAAAAATAAATATTGAATATGAATTCAATGATGGCATGTTGGAAGTTTTTAATGATAGAGTTAAGAATTGGAAAATCATAAATGAAAGTTTTAAAAAATGGCAAGTTACTAATGAAATGAAGGTGAGTAGAACTAAAGTAAATGCAGGAGCTGGTAGAAATGTTAAATTAATACCTTTGAAAATAACGGATGAAACTTTCTCTTTTATAGAAACAAATATAAAACCTGTAGTTTTTAAATTAAAAAAAGAAGAATTGATAATATTTCCAGATAAAATATTAATTATAAAAAATAAAAAAGTTGGAGCTGTAAATTATGATAAACTTGAAATTTTAATAACTGATACTAATTTCATTGAAGAAGGATCAGTTCCAAGAGATTCAGAAGTTATAGGTAAAACTTGGCAGTACGTGAATAAAAATGGACAACCTGATAAAAGATTCAAAGATAATAAACTACTTCCCGTTTGTAGATATGGGGTTATAAAAATAAAATCTCCTGAAGGTTTAAATATTGAACTTATGCTTTCTAGTCACAAAGTTTCGAATAAAATAAAATCTAATTTACTATAAAAAAGATGCCCAATAAGGGCATTTTTTATTTTAAAAATAAAACTTGACTTAGTCATTCGATAGTGTTACAATAAATTAAATATTTTTTTATATATTAAGTAACTCTTTAGAGTAACTAAAGGAGGAAAAATGGAAACTTCTAAAATATACATGTTATTAATGAAAGAAATCAAAATAAAATTTGACACCAAAAAAGAGGTTGCAGATAAAATGGGAATTCCTAAACAAAATTTAGATGATTTTTTAAAAAGACTAAAAAATGAAAAAGATGTTTCATTTAAAAATTTAGTTTCAAAGTTAAATTTTTTTGGTTTCGAAATCAAGATTCAAAAGAAAAAATCTAAAAATTAATATCCTTAATACAATCTTTTATTTGTTTTATAATTTCCAAGACTTCAATTTCTTCATTCGACAGTTTGTTATCACTCACGATATCAGCTCCTTATAACTATTAACATTTATAGATACAATATAATACAAAAAAGTATAATAGTCAATAAGAAAAGATGAAAATATAAAATTTAAATAATAAATTAGCAATGAAAGAAGATAGTAATATACAAAAATGTAGAAGGGAGGTGAGAGGAATGAAAATAGAAAAATATTTAGAAGTTCTTGAAAAGGTTGATAAAAAATTGAAAGAATTGGGATATATAGAAGACCAAAGAGTTCAAGTGATTACAGAAATAGTTAAAAATTTAAAGATTGATTAATTTGTAGGTTAGGCACTGTTTTTTATTTTATTCTTTTGGTATTAAGTTTAAATCATAGTTAGCAATAGCTTCCAACATTGAACCTAAGCTTACTTCATTCATTGTACATTGAGAATCAGAATAAAATCCAACAGAAATAATAGTATCACCTAAAAATATTTCTGTTCTCATTGTATAAGAGTTTTCTTCAGTAACTTCAAAACTTAAATAAGTGCTAAATTGCTCTTGCATATTTTTTCTAGCTTGATTGAATTTTTCTTGTAATGTCATTTTACCTCCTAAAGTGCCTAACTATTATTATTATAACTTTTTGGAGGGGTAAGGTCAAATGAATAGGAGGTGAGAGAGTGGAGAGTGGAATTAAAATAATATGTTCTAGAGTTTCAAGAGAAGTAAGAGTTTTGTTAGAAAAGCAAGATTTTATTTTTAAACCAAAAACATATGGAGTAGATTTATATAAAATATTTCAACAACTAGAGAATGAGGCTAGCTAGGTTTATTAGTAATTCTTATACCATTCGCTAAGTGTAGTGTTATCAAAAAGTATATTTAACTCTATTTCATTATTTTGGATTGATGTTATTTCAAAAAAATCAGAACTAAGAATAGGTTCTCTTAATTCATTTTTTCTAGATTCGCATTTGTATGAAAAATTTATGTTTTCTCTATTTGGGAAATAAAAATAGTCTTCAGTAATATTTTTGCATACATTTTCATTGGGTAAACTTATTTTACAATTGAATAATGTTTTAGTGTTATTAATAAAAAACTCTCTTGTATTTTCAGTTTCACCTTGGATAATATCGCTGTTAATATGAATGAAAAAATATTTTAAAACATTTATTCTTTTTAAAAATTCTGGTTTTTCAATTAATATATCATTTTCTTTAATAAATTTACTTTTAACCAATTTTCCTCCTTAAAGTTGCTAGCCTCAAGCTATTATAACTTTTTGGAGAGTTAAAAACAACCTTATAAAATTGATTTTAAAGCCTTTCAAAATTTAGATATATAAAGTATCGTGAAAGGCTTCTAAATAAGTTTTATAAGCAAATAGTAAAGCTTAAATAAAGATAAAAGGAGGAACCAATGATTAAAATAGGAGATAGAGTTAAATTTAGAATTGGCTTATTTGAAGGTAAAGGCGGAAAAATAGAAGCAATATATGAAACTGCAAAAGGTAAAGGATATGTCGTAGAAGGGTTTGGTCAAGTTTGGACTGAGGAAGCTCTGGACGTAATACCAGAAAAGAAAGATGGATTATATGTGACTGTAGGTTGTGATCCGGAGCTTATAAAAGGGATAAGAGACGCAATTAGTGAAGCTGTGTGCGAGTTACAAGAGTACGCAACAAATGAACACTCTTACTATACAAAAGATGGTAAGGAAATGTTATCAACTTGGAAACAAAAAGGTGACCATGTATATGATGTTCATGTGTTTGAAAAAGTAACTGAATGTAACTGGAAACAATTGAGTTAATTTAAAAAAATGGCTGTTTTTTAAAAATAGAATTAGAAAATAGCCATTTAAAATAAAAAAGCCCGTGTGGGCTAGTTATACGAAGATTTGATTTTAGGAAATTTCGTCTTCATAGTAATTATTATACACGAATTAACAAAAATAATATATATATATTTTTACTTTATATCTGTTCATCACTTCAGAGCCAAACATCTTTGTTGTGGTGGGCAGATACAAAATAAAAATAAGAGAGATGTTTGGCAGCACCTCTCAAAAGGAGGTAACAATGAGAAGTATAGAAGCTAATGATTTAGATAGTATGGTATATTACCAAGTACCAAAATGGCTTATGGATTTATTGATAGAAGGAAAGATATCGATAGGGGCTTTTAAAACTTATGTTTTGATGTATGAAAGAACTAGATTATCAGCCAGAAATAAATGGATAGATGAAAAAGGTAAAGTATATATCAAATATTCATATGAGGAACTTATGGAAGATTTGAAGTGTACAAGTAGAACAACAGTTTCAAACAATATAAAAGACTTAGAAAAATTTAATCTGATTGAGAAAGTTAGATGTTTTAGTTCTAGTAGTATTTATTATCTAAAGGTCAGAAGTACAGAAGATTGTACTAGTACAGAAAGTTGTACTGACAGAAGTACAGAAGATTGTACTACCATTAGTACAGAGGTCTGTACCGACAGTAGTACAGAGTTGCTGTACGCTAGTAAGAATAACTTTAATAAGAATAACTATAAAAAGAATAACTATAAAAAGAAAGATGATGATACTAAGTTAGATAAACTAAATAAGATAGAGGGTGAAAAAAAGTTAGATGAACCAAAAGAAGTTCGTCCTACGGACTCATCATCAATCGAATTTGAAAATAATTTAAATAAGTTAAGGGAAATTGTAATAAAGTCAACTGGTTTAGATAAATTCAGAGTAGAAAATGTTATATTACCTAGCAAATACAGAGAAGTAGATATGGAATTGCTACTAAAGAAAATATCAGAATCTAAGTTTTTGTTAGGAGAAGATAAAAAGCGTAAGCCTACTATAACCAATTTTTCAGTAAAATCAATGATAGATCTAATACTGGCAGATGCTTACAAAGATAAACCAGAGGTCAAGCCTGTTTCTAGTAATGCTGGATGTACAGTTAAACGTATACCTGATGAAACAAATGCTTATATTGGAGAGGATGATACTGGGGTTATAAGATGGATATTCTTTGATGAAAAAATAGGGGAAGGTGCGTAAAATGGATTCTGAAATTAAAATAATATACTGCTTGTTACTGTTGGGTATATCTAAAGCAGATCAAGAAAAAATACTATCTATTCCAAGTAAAATGTTTAGCAAGGAAGCTAATGAAATTCTAAAAAGATGTAAATTAAGAATGGCTAATAATGAGCTTATAGACGCTTCTTTGCTAACAGAAAGTGATGGGAAAATAGCTTATAAAATTGAGAAAATAGAGGCTTACAATGAAAGGTTAGACTTGTATATTAAAGACTTAAAACAAGACTATATCAAAAAAAAGTTACTGGAAGCTACAGAGCTGGGAACGAATGAGGAACTTTTAAATGAAGTTTCAAATATCCGTGATGAAATATTAGGAGAAAGCCAGACTGTGAAGAAATTGAATTTGAAAAATGTAGTTTATGAATATTATAAAAACATAGAAAATCCACCTAAAAATCCATTAAAAACAGGTTGGAAAAGGTTTGATGAATATGTTCAAATGGAAGCTGAGGATCTAGTAATAATTGCAGGAAGACCTGGAATGGGGAAAACGGCATTTATACTATCACAAGCCTTATCCCTAGCTAAAAACAACAATAAAGGGATTTTCTTTAGCTTAGAGATGTCAGAAAAACAAGTAATAAATAGAATCATGTCACAAATGTCTGGTGTACAGCTTAATTTTCTAAAAAGTACAGAAGGATTTTTAAAGCTTCCAGAAAGGGCTCATGGGTATTTAAATATGGCTAGTACAGAACTTGCAAAGCTTGGAGACAATCTAAATATCATAACTGGGAACTTTACAGTAAACAAAATCCTTGAAATATGCAAAGTAGAGAAAGACCAAAATGGACTTGATTATATCATTGTTGACTATATGCAATTACTAGGATCAGCAGTAAAAGGCAGTAGATATGAACAAGTAACAGACATATCAATTTCACTTAAAAAACTAGCTAAAGAGCTTGGAATAGTAGTTATAGCATTGGCTCAATTATCAAGAACCGTGGAAAGTAGAGCTGACAGACATCCTGTATTATCAGATTTAAGGGATTCAGGACAAATAGAACAAGACGCCAGCATAATAATTGGGCTATATAGGCAAGCTTATTACGAAGAAGAAGCAGACAGAACTCTTTTAGAAGTGGATGTTTTGAAAAATAGAAATTCTGAATTAACAAAAATTTACTTTAATTTCAGAGGTGAAATTCAAGAGGTGAAAGAAAGATGATAGATAGAATAAGAAAAGAAGAGGATAACAGAATACTTGATTCTATCTTGTTAAAGAATATAAAAATTTTACCAGATGGGATATATAAGGTTTTTTATGAATGTTGTTTAGGATATAGACTGGTAGACTTAGAACAGACTTTACCTAGTAAATACCATCTTAAAGTATGGCTAAAAAACAACAAAATAAACATGAGGAAATACCCTGAAATATTGAATGAATTGAAAAAAGAAAGCATAGCATAGGAGGACTAAATGACTAGAGACGAACTTAGAAAAATATATACATTTTTGAAAAAAGAAACAGGAATAGAGGGAATACCTTCAAGAAACTTTGGGAGTAAGGAAGAGGTTTTGAAGGAGATTAGAAAAATAATAAAAAAGACTGAAAATACATTTTTTGACAATTGGATTAAGGCATCTGAAAAAAATATAGAATTAAAATCAGAGTTGGAAAACTTAAAAAATAAAAAGTGGTGGCAGATATGGTAGTAGAGGTGAAAGAATGATGGAAATATGTTATAAAATACCCAAAAATTCAAAATTGTTAGAAGAATATTTTGAGAGAGAGAAAAAAGTTAAAAAAGCTTTTGAAGAAATGAAAAAAATAATAATAAAAGAATATAAAATAGATTTAAAGAAAGAAAAAGAAATGACTTTTAGTACTCGTTTTGATTTTTGTATAGGTAGTTATCTTGCAAAAGAATTAGGTATAGAAAATATGATTAGTGTTCTTGGGTCTGATGACTGGAAAGTAAAAGACAATGATGGGAATTACAGAGGACAATTTGGAACATTGAAAAAAAATACAAAGTTATATAAACAATTCAAGCAAATATTAGGAGATTTAGAGTATGATTTTACAAAAGATAACCTGAGTAGGATTTTAAGAGGAGCATATAGATACATAGAGATAGAGCAATATCTATATGTTGTAGGAGTGAAAGAAAAAATCTCAAAAGATATTATCGAGTGTGGGGAAAGAATAAAAATGAGTGAATTCTATAAAATGCTGGAAGAGGTGAAAGAATGACAGAAACTCAAATTCAATCAAGCATAATTGACTACCTTCAAGTGTTGGAGAATCAAGGAAAGTTATTTTTACATAGAGTAAATAATATGGGAGTATATGATCCTAAGAGGAAAGCCTATAGAGTATTCCCTAAAGGATCTAAAAAAGGATTCCCAGATATTATCTGTTTAAAAGATGGGCTTCTTATAGGGTTGGAAGTTAAAACAGGGGAAGGAAAACAAAGCAATAACCAAAAGGAAGTTGAGAAAGAACTTAAAAAACATGGAGCTGGTTACTATGTAGTAAGAAGCTTGGATGAGGTTATAGAGATAGTAGGAGGGATGTAAAGATGGAAAATAAAAAAGAATGTATATTTTGTACAGGTTGTTACCCAGTAGAAGAAAATAAATGGGCTTGTAGCATTAAAGGAGAAATCATAAAAGAAAATGATAAAGCTTGTGAAGGTTTTGAAGAAGTTGAATATATACAAACAGGAGGGGAACTATGAATAATTTAGCAGTTTTAGAAAGAAAAAATACAGTTGAATTAGTTACATTTGAAAATGAAGGAATGACATCATTAGAAATAGCTGAACTTATTGGTAAAAGACATGCTGATGTAATGAGAGATATAAGAGATGAAATAAGTAAATTAGGTGATGAAATAGCTGAACGCATTTTTGCGTTGAGTGAATATAAAGATATTACTGGTAGAAAATTACCTATGTATAATTGCACTTCTGATGGAGTAATGCAATTAGCTGCAAGATATGATGCAATGGTAAGATATAAATTGATACAAAAAGCTAAAGAGCTTCAAAGTGGTTTTAAAGCTCCACAAACATATGCTGAAGCTTTAGAAATAGCAGCACAACAAGCAAAGCTAATAGAAAATCAAGAAAAGAAAATAAAAACTTTACAGCCTAAAGCTGATTATTATGACAATGTATTAGTACCAGATCACGTATTTGCAGTAGCACATATAGCTAAAGATTTGGGGATATCATCTACCAAATTAAATAAAACATTGGAAAAGTTAAAAATACAATATAATCCAAAGGTAAAACATATGCCATGGGCTTTATATTCAAAATATGGGTGGCTAGTACCTCAACATTGTGATTATGAGGATTTTAAGAATGAATTTATGTCTGCACCTTCAAAACAATTAAAATGGTCACAAAAAGGGAGAGAATGGATAATAGATACATTAGATGAAGCAGGATATATAGATTGGTATGATGGCAAACCTAGATTTAAGGATAAGAAATAAATGGAAAAATACTTAATAACAGGCTTAATACTGGTAGCTATGTCCTTTTTGGTACTTGGTATAGCTATCGGTGTTGGAATAGGGTTATATTTAATAATGTGAGGTGTGAGATGGAAAAAGATTTATTTTTAAATCAAGTTTTACAAGAAACTATAAACAAACTAGCAGCTGAAATGTTTGAACCTGATACATGTAAACCTAAATTTATAGTATCAATAGGCTGCGATAAACCACGAAAACAAAACCCTGATTTATACTGTACTTGTATTCATAGGGACATAGCAGTCACGAGACTGATTGATTTTAACAGATACAGAGGTGAATATTACACACCTTTCAATTTAGGGGAGTTTATAGAGTTGTTATACAATTGCACAATGTAGAGGTGAGGAATGAAAATAAAAGCAGGTGAAGTAGAAAGTATAGTAAAAAATATAATAAACAGATATTTAACAGGTGGAGAGATAGAACCAAATGAGTTTGAGTATATAAAGAAGTATTCTAGGTATTTGAAGAACTATAAATTTATCAAGAGGTAGGGGAGAGCATGGGAGATAATCAAAAATTAGATAGGTTAATAAAAAAAATAGTAGATGGTACAGAATATAAAGGTGGCTGGCTTAAAATAAAAATAAACAATTCAGGGAAAGTGGTTGACGCTAAATTTGAAAAAGATATCCCACTTATGAAAACATCAGATAAATAGTATTGTAAAATTCCTAATAATATTATATAATATAGAAAATAGAATATAGAATTGATTTGCGACCCTAAGAGGTGGATCAAATAATCTTTAGATGTAAATGTCTAAGGTTTATTTAGTCCACCTTTTTTTATACCTTGATTAAAACACATAACTCTGTACATGAAATAATAAAGGCTAAAGGTAGCAGTATTGAAGTTGTGTGTTTCAATGGGGGTAGTGGTTGTACCCTATTTAATGATAATTTTTTCATAATCGAACTCCTTTCCCTCACTCGAGGGGATATATGGGAATATAGTTTAACTTACGAGGGAGGTAAAACGATTGCTTGAGAGCATTATACAGGTTCGAATCCTGTTATTCCCTTTCGCTCATGAGGATTCACAAAATAGTCGGTAAACTGTAAAACTACTTTCAAAAGAAGTGGTCAGGAGAATGAACAATTGGAATAGTTTTCCTGTTTTGGCTGTTAGCAGTTCAGCCTTTTAAATAAAAACTGCACTTAATTAATACTCTTATATGATGAGGGTAGTAATGAGGTAAGGAGGTGTTGAGAGAATGAAATGAATAATTATGAATTAGCTGAAAAAGATTATCAGGCAGGAATGAAATATAAAGATATAGCAAGTAAGTATAATGTCACTCTCAATACTGTTAAATCTTGGAAAACTAGATATAAGTGGAAAAAGGATGCAGAAGAAAAAGAGAGTGCAGAAAAGGTATGCACACAAAACAAAAGTATGCACACGCTCAAAAAGGGTGCAGAGAATAAAATATCTAATGAGGATAAAGATTTTGAATATGTAGATGAAGAAGATGGATTGACTGATAGACAGAGGAATTTCTGTTATTGCTATTATGAAAATTTCAATGCTACACAGGCAGCTATTAAGGCTGGATATAGTGAGAAAACAGCAGCAGAACAAGGGTGTAGACTGTTAAAAAATGTTAAGGTAAAAGAGTTTTTAGAGAAGTTAAGAGAAGTTTATAGAACAGAGTTTCTTCTAACACAGGAAAGAGTAATGAATAGACATGTTCAAATAGCCCTTAGTGACATGAGAGACTTTATAACGGAAGATGGGAAGCTTAGAAGTAATTATGATGGAACATTGGTTAAAAAATTGACAATAAGAAGTTCAACCTATTCAGATGGCGAGGTTGTAAAAGAAGATAGAGCAGTAACAATAGAATTGGAAGATAGAAAACATTCACTTAACTTGATAACTAAAAAGCTAAATCTAGACCCAGACACAAACATAGCAAAGCAAAGGCTGGAGATTGAAAGGAAGAAGGTTGAGGGTGAGAAAGATAAGATAGACACTCCAGTGTTTAAAGGAAGTGACGATCTTGAAGATTAATTATGTAGATGTTAATTTGCCTGAAGTAATAGGAAAAAGATATAAAACCTTTTGGAACTATAAAGGCAGATACAGAGTAGTAAAAGGTGGAAGAGGAAGTAAGAAAAGCTATACAACAGCCTTGAATTTTATCTATAGACTTATGGAACTGCCAGAAAGTAATTTACTTGTAGCAAGGAAAGTGTTTGATACACAAAGAGGAAGTACTTTTGCACAATTACAAACAGCAATAAGAAGATTAAAAGTATCTCACTTATGGAAATGCACTGTTTCTCCTATGGAAATGACATATATACCAACAGGACAAAAAATTATTTTTAGGGGTTTGGATGATCCTTTAAAATTAACATCAATAACAGTAAGCACAGGATATCTTTGTTGGTGTTGGTTTGAGGAGGCTTACCAGATAGAAAATGAGGATGATTTTAATAAGATTGACTTATCTATTAGGGGAGCAGTACCAGAACACCTATTTAAACAAATTACCTGTACTTTTAACCCTTGGGCAGAAACCCACTGGATGAATGAACGCTTCTTTAAAGACGGAGCAGAGGACAGAGAAAACTTATTAAATAAAGGTCTGGCAATACATAAACATACAGAAGATATATTGGCAATTACTACAAATTTTAGAGCAAATGAATTTTTAGATAAAGCAGATGAAAAAGTTTTTAAAACTATGGAAGTGGAAAATCCAAAAAGATTCTTTGTAGAAGGTAATGGAGATTGGGGAATATGTGAAGGAACTGTTTATTACAGATGGGAAGTAAAAGAGTTTGATTTAAAAGAACTTATAAAAACACAAAGATTTAAAACTTGTCTAGGTTTGGATTTTGGATTCAGTAATGATCCAAGTGCTTTCATAGCTACATTAGTTGATGAAGTTAATAAGGAAATGTATATATTTGATGAACATTATGCTACTGGAATGTTTAATGAGGATATAGTGGAAATGATTAAATATAAAGGGTACAACAAAAGTCAAATAGTGGCAGATTGTGCGGAAAGTAAGTCGATTGCTTGGATGCAAAGAAACGGATTACCAAGAATACAAGCATCAGCTAAAGGTGGAGATAGTATTAATTTTGGGGTTCAATATCTGCAAGGGTATAAAGTTTATATCCATCCTAAATGTAAAAACTTTATTATGGAAATAAAAAATTATATTTGGGATAAAGATAAGAAAACAGGTAAAGCATTAAATAAACCAATAGATAATTATAATCACCTTATGGATGCTTGGAGATATGCAGTAGAACCATTGATGATTAAAAATAAATTAAGCACTATAAACAAGAAAGCTTTAGGGATTAGGTAGAGGTGAGGAATGGATTTAGGAATAGAAAAATACATAAAACGGTTTAATGACTATAGAGTTAATGAGCTTCCGAGATTGCAGAAGTTGTTCAATTACTATGACAATAACCAACCTATATTAAGTAAACCAAATAGAACATCATATAAAAATGATACTAAAATAGCATCTGGCTATCCTGAGTATATATCTACTATAACAACAGCTTATTTTATAGGTAAGAATATTGCTTATTCAGCTGATGAGGACAAAGAGGCAGCATATAAAAAAATAGCTGACTACTTAGCAACGGAAGAAGAGCAAAAAACTAACTATGAAATAGCATTAAACTGTAGCATATTTGGGAAAGGGTATGAACTGTTATATATAGATGAAACTTTAAAATTAAAGCATAAATCTTTAGACCCTAGAGATGTATTTGTTATAAGAGACAACACAATAGACAAAAATATAATAGGAGCTATAAGATTTGGAATAAATAAAATTACTTCGACAGAATATGAAGTAACCTTAGCCGTATATGATAACTTAAATGTCACTACATATCAGTACATAGCAACTGATCCAAACTTTACAGCTAAAGACTTGGATAATGCAAAAACACCAATAAGCAGACCTAAACCACACGGATTCAACAAAGTTCCAATAATAGAATATTCAAATAATAAAAATCAGAAAGGTGACTTTGAAAATGTAATAACTTTAATAGATGCTTATAATGTAACAGTTTCAACTTCAGTTGATGATTTGACAGACTTTTCAGATTCTTATTTAGTCCTTACAAATATGGGGGGGACAGATGAGAACGATATTCAGAAAATGAAAGAAAATAAAGTTATGTTGATAAACGATGACGGAGATGCTAAATGGCTGATAAAACAAGTGAATGATACTTATTCACAGAATGTCAAAGACAGAATCAACAATGATATTCATAAATTCAGCTTTACCCCTGACATGACAGATGAAAAGTTTTCTGGGAACACTTCTGGGGTAGCTCTTGAATTTAAACTGTTACCTTTAGAGCAATTAGGAAGTCAGAAGGAAATGTATTTCAAAGAGTCGCTTAATAAAAGGCTGCAATTGATAATAGACCATGTTGGAGCAGATATTAAACCAATAGAAATCCAAAAAATATTTACTAGAAACTTACCTAAGAATATTAAAGAAATTTCCGAAGTTATGAGAAATCTTTCTGGAATAATGAGTTCTGAATCAATTATTTCTCTTTTCCCAAATGTAGAAGACGCAAAGAAAGAAATAGAAAAGAAAAAGGCTGAAGAAGAAGTTGAGGAATATGATGAGTTCTTTGACAAAAAACAAACAGAAGATGAATTAAATGAAGAATAAAGCTTACTGGGATAAAAGGCAAAGGGAAAGAGAAAGGAAGGTATATAAAACTACCATTCAATCAGAGAAAGCTCTTAAAATTGAAATCATGAAGGCACAAGAAAGGGTATTAGCTGATATAAATAATTTAATTGGAAAATACATGTCTGAAACTGGTTTGAACTATGTAGAAGCACAAAAAAAATTAAATTCTAACGAATATAAAATTTGGAGAAAAGACCTTGAAGGATATTTAAAAGAATTGAAACAATACAAAGACATAAACTTTGAAAAATACAAAGAAATAAAGCTAGAACTTGAAACTCTAGCTATGAAAAGTAGAATTAGCAGACTTGAAAGTTTAATTGTACAGACCAACCAAGTTATAAATAAACAAAAATTTGAAGAAGAGAAGGAGGTGGCTAATCGTGTAAGAGAGATATATAAGACTACTTTTAAAAGTGTCCAAGCAGATATAGGACTAAAAGGAGTTAATACAATCTTACCTCTCAAACAAATAGAGAGGGCTATACAGTACCCATGGAGTGGCGAAAACTTTTCTGAAAGGATATGGAGGAATAGGGATAAACTAAGCCGAGTATTAAAAACAGAAATAACGCAATCTCTTATTCAAGGAGTAAATCCACAAAAATTAAACAAAAGAATAAGAGAACAAATGGGTAGTGGCTACAAAGAAACTCAGAGGCTTGTAAGAACAGAATTGAATTATGCTCTTAACAAAGCTACTGAAATAGCATATGAAGAAGATGAGATAGAAGAGTATGAGTTCTTAGCAGAGATTGACAACAGAACATCAGCTATTTGCAAGGGAGTTCATGGACAAGTATTTAAAGTTAAGGATGCAGTTGTTGGTATAAATTATCCACCAATGCACCCTAATTGCAGGAGTACAACAATACCAGTTATTAAATAGTCCAACATAAAAGACTATAAAGAATGGATATAATCAGTCTTACAGATAGACTTAAAACACTAGGAGGGAATATGCCAGAAGAAAAAACTTTTACACAAGAAGAAATCGATAAAATAGTTGCTGATAGATTAACAAGAGAACAAAAAAAATGGGATGCTAAAGTCAAAGAGCTTGAGAGAAAACATAATGAATCTATAGAAGATTATGAGGAAAGAATAAAAACAGCTAATATGACAGCAGAGGAAAAATATAAACTAGATCTTGCTAAATATCAAAAGCAGCTAGAAGAAAAAGAAGGAGCTTTAAAAACCATTGAGATCAACAGTCTTAAACAATCTGTTTTATCTAAATATAAACTGCCTGATAAGTTTATAAATAGAGTATCAGGGGAAACAGAAGAAGATATTGAAAAAAGTGTAAAAGAGCTACAGGAAGTAATGGGAGAATACTTTAAGTCACAAGGGGCAGGAACACCAACTAATTTAAATGGTGGTTCTGAAAAACCAGAAGAAAAAGACACAGAAATAGAAGCCTTTGATAAGGCATTTAATAATTATTAGGAGGTAACAAATGGCAATAACATATACAGCAAAATTCGCTGAAAAAGTAGATGAGAGATTTACACCTAGTTCAGTTACATATGCAGGTGTAAACCAAGATTATGACTTTGTAGGGGCTCAAACAATAAAAATAACTTCTGTGACAACAGCAGATAATAAGGATTACAACAGAAAGACAGGTTATGGAGCAGCTCAACAAATTGAAAATGTAATACAAGAAATGACAATGACAAAAGACAGAGGCTTTAAAATACTTTTAGATAAAATGGATGAAGAAGAAACTAAAATTAAATCAGGAGAAGTTTTAGCAAGACAGCTTAGGGAAAAGGTTATTCCTGAAATAGAAGAATACAGACTTTCAAAAATGCTGGATTCTTGTAAGGGAACTGCAATTACAGGAGCGGCAGGAAAAGCTTATGAAAACTTTTTAGCGGCACAAGAAAAACTAGATGACGCTTTTGTTCCAGCAGCTGGAAGAGTTGCCTTTGTGACACCAGCATTTCTAAATCAATTAAAATTAGATCCTAACTTTGTAAAAGCTTCAGAGTTAGCACAAGGAACTATTTTAATGAGAGGACAAGTTGGAGAAGTTGATGGAATCCCTATTATAAAAACTAACAAAGCTTGGATGCATGATTTAACAAGTGAAACAGCAGGCAACTATGACTGTTTAATCGCTCATAGATCAGCAACAGTAGCACCAATAAAATTACAAGAGTATAGAATTGTTACTGATTCAGAAGATTATTCTGGAACTCTTTTTTTAGGTAGATTTTACTATGATTGTTTTATCCTAGATGAAAAGAAAGATGGACTTGTAGCAATTACTAGACCCTAGTATCGCTCCTAGAAAAAGGAGCATTAAAACACCAATACCAGAAGGGGAGTAATCTCCCTTTCTGTTTAGGAGGAACTAATGGAAGAAACAGTGAATAAAATCTATCAACTAATAAATAATTTCCTTCCTAATTTAAACGAAGAAAAAACAAAGTTAGAAATAAAGATTCAAGTTAGAAAAAGTTTGAATTATATGAATAGAGAAGATTTTCCTGAAAAGCTTATAGAACCACTAGCAGAAGCTATGACTTTAAGTTATGCAAGTGAAATAGAATCTGGTGGGGTAAAATCAATAACTGAAGGGGATACAAGAATTGAGTATATAACTGGAACTCCACAAGAGGACAAAGTGGCTGTAAGCATGAGAGAACAACTGAATAGATTTAGAAAGGTAGGAACTGTAAATGTTAGCACAAGTATTGAGTAAAAGGGCAGCTGTCCTTGCTAAACTCTACACAGATAAAGTAGATGTATATAGATTTGTTAAGGGTAAGGATGAAGAAGGGGGAAATACAGGAGAGGATAAAATTTTATATACTTCCATTCCTTGCAGACTAAGTAAAAAAAAATTAAGTGCAACTGTTATAAGTGAAATAAACAGTTCTACTCAAGAATTCATGTTATTTGTCGCCCCTGATGTTGATATAGTTCAGAATGACAAATTAAAAGTTCATAGAGATAATTTTACTTATACCTTTAGGGCTTCACATCCTTTTTCTTATCAAGGATCGCATAAAGAAATATTTTTGAGTGAGGTGCTTGAAAATGAAGATCAAGGGAATGAATGATTGGATTAAAAGGATAGAAACTCTCAAAAGAGAATTTCCAAAAGAAACTGATAAGTTTTTACTAGACCAAGCCAACACAGTTATAAGGGATGTTAAACAATATACACCAGTTGATACAAGTGCTTTGGTAAATGATTGGTTTAAAGTAAGAAAAAAACAACGAAAAGAGTTTCAGCAAATAGTTTACAACAATACCGAATATGCAGCTCATGTTGAATATGGACATAGAACAAGATTAGGAACTAGTGAAACTGATATCAAAAAAGGTACAAAATATAGACCTAAGAGTAGGATATTCAGGAGTGATGGAACTAGAACTGTTCATTATGTAAAAGGTAGAAGAATGCTACATAAAGCAATGTTTAACAGAAAGTTGAATTTCTATAGAGATCTTGAAAAAATGATGGGGAAATTAATGAGGTAAATTATGAAGGTTGTAGATATAAGAAAAGCTATTGTAAAGAAACTAGCAGAATTAGGAATAGATGTTGAATATGAAAATATAAACAGTATAAAAAGACCTTGTTACTTTGTTGATTTATTAACATATTACAAAGAATGGGATAGTAACTATAGAGAGTTAAAAACTCTTAACTATGATATTATGTATTTTCCAAAAAGTAAAGAAGGTAACAATACTGAAACTTGGGAAGCGCTAGAAAACATAGATAATCATTTTGAAGTATTTGGTAATAAAATATTGCCTGTATTAGATAGAAGATTAACTATGACAGATACTAATATGCACATAGTTGATACAGTAGGACATTATGAATTTAGTATAAGTTTATTTGATCAGTATGGAAAACCATATGATTATGAACTAATGCAAGAACTAGAAGTTAAATTTAAAGATTTGAACTTATCATTCAAGTCACAGAGGAGGGAATAAATGGCAGGAGTAGGGCAAATAAAGCCAACACCAGATATAAGTGTTGTATTTAAAACTTTGGCAACAACTGTTATACAAAGAAGTGCATCAGGAATATTATATGTCATTATTAAAGATACAACACAAACTGAAAAGTATGTAACTATAAATACTATAGCTGATTTAGATGAAAATAAATGGGAAGAGAAAAGCTTAAATCTCATAAAGTTATCCATGTTTACATTTGCACCTAAAAAAATTGTAGTAAGAGTACAGGCAGGAGAAGAAAGTGTTACAGATATATTAAAAGAGTTTTCACAAAGAAAAATGAACTGGTTAGCTGCTCCAACAGCAACACAAGAAGAAGACACTATTATTACTCTTTGGGTAAAGCAGATATTTGGAACTGAAGCTATAAATAAAACAGTTAAATATATAAGTGCTTTTGCAAATAATACTGATCATGTGGCTATAGTGGAATTATCAAATAAAGGAGTATTCAAATCAGTACTTGGGGAATTTACACCACAGGAATATACAATCGCTCTAGCTGGAATGTTTGCAGGATTACCTTTAAATAGATCAGGAGACAACTTAACTATGGCTGACTTGATAGAAGTGGAAGATATTGAAGCGACATTAGGTAAGTTAAGTTTATACAACGAAGATGGAAAAGTAAGAATAAACATGGCTGTAAATAGCAAAACAACATTTGATAGTACTTGGAAATCTGACACTAGATTTATTAAAGTGGTTGAGGGAATGTGTATAGTTGTAGACGACATAAGAGATACATTCAAAAACTATTGGTTAGGTATTTATATAAATAACTATGATAACAAAATGAATTTTTGCTCTAATGTAAATAAAATATATTTTAAAGACCTTCAACCTAATGTACTAAGTGCTGATTATGATAATAGAATAGCAATAGACTATGACAAACAAAGGCAAGTTGTTGAAAACGATGGGAGATATGACCCAGATGAATTGACAGATTTAGAAATATTAAGTTATCCAAGTGGACACCAAGTATTTTTAGCTGGTGATGTGAGATTTGCTAATACAATGGTTGATTTACACCTTGTAATAACAATGTAGGAGGGAATAAATGGCAGGAGAGAATTTAAGAGGAGATAAAACGCTTACTGGAGGGTATGGTAAGTTATGGGTTGATAATGAACTCATAGCTGAGTTTTCAGCAGTAACGGCTTCTATTACAGCTAATAGGGCAGATGTACAAATTGGTATGTCTGTAGATAGTAAAATAACAGGCTTTACTGGAGAAGGAACATTAACCCTTTACAAAGTATATTCAAGAGCTAATAAAGTATTGAAGGATTGGAAAAAAGGGAATGACACAAGAAGTAAAATAGTCTTTTCCATACTTGACCCTGATGCAGTAGGAAAACAAGAAGAAAGAGTATCAATAGACAATGTATGGTTTAGTACTTTAAATATAATAAATGCAACTAAAGGAGAGGCTATATCAGAAGAAATGCCATTTGGTTTCACTCCTGAAGATGTTGAATATGAGGGGGAAATTAAAAAATGAATAATGAACTTTTAACAATAGAAGATATTTTGGGATTAGCAACAAAACCAAAAAAAGAAGAAACTATAAAAGTAAAAGTTAAAAGGCTGGATAAGTTGATTGAATTAAGACCATTAAACTTCAAAGAGCTTATTACAGTGATAACAGAGCAGCAAAGTGATGAGCTTTTAATTTATGACAACTGTATAAGCCCTAATTTAAAAGATGGCAAATTAAATGGAATAGCCTTTGAACCAGCTGAAATAGTAGGAAAAATATTCACAGTTGGGGAAGTAAGAGAAATAGCAAAGGCTATACTTGATAAATCTGGCTTTTATGGAAAAGATGCAATAGAAATAGTTGAGAATGATATAAAAAACTCATAAAGAGTGATTGGAGAGCTTTCACAATCGCTCACTACCTTAACAAAGGCCATACATTGAAAGAACTTAGAGAACTTAAAATTAGTGATCTTCTGATAATGTATGGCATGATAATGTAATAAAAAATGAACCTTGGCAATTGAATATCTGAGGATTGGAAATAAATTTATTTGGGAAAATATAAAGAAAAGCATTGACTACGTATAAAATACGTGGTATAATATATTTGAGGTGGTCGGATGAGCTCAAAAGACCTAATCAAAATGCTCAAAGTTGATGGCTGGATACTGAAAAATGTAGTCGGAGATCATTACCAATTCATACATCCTACAAAGAAGGGGAAGGTAACAGTTCCTCATCCTAGAAAAGATGTAGCAATTGGAACCTTAAAAAGTATTTTGAAACAAGCAGGGTTGTAATACCCTGCACCACCTTGAAAAAATTATAAAGGAGAGTTAGCGATGAATGATATAGTTTATCCAGTAATATTGACATATGCAGATGATGTGATTTATGTTAGGATACCAGACTTTAATACTGATGAATGTATGACATATGGTAGAGATATAAAAGAAGCAATAATAAGTGCTAAAGAAATATTAACACTCCAATTATTAGATTATGAAGAAGAGAAAAAAGATTACCCAATACCTAGTGATATAAAAGAGCTGAAAAAAGACTTGAAAGACAATCAAGAAATAATGTATATAAGTTTATGGTTACCATACGAGAAATCTTTAACTAAAACAATATACAAGAAAAAGACATTGAGTATACCTACTTGGCTTGATATGTTAGCAACTGAAAAGAATATTAATTTTTCACAAGTATTGCAAAAAGCTTTAAAAGAAGAATTAGGAATAGAATAAACCCTTAAACCTCAGACTAGTTCTGGGGTTTTTAAATATCTTTATCCAAAAATAAAAAAAGGCTTGACACGTACGTTGGCAAATGTTAAAATCAACGTACGAGGTGATAGGGTGGATAAAATAGAAAAAATAGTTAATTTCAATAAAGGAGGTAATGGTGGACATACTGCCAGAGTCATCTTAAAAAATGAATGGGTAAAAGATATGGGCTTGTCCAAAGAAGAAAATAGAATTTCTATGGAATACGACCCCATTGAAAAATCTATCATAATAAAAAAATTAACTAAATAAAAAATCCCTCCCCTGTCTCTCGACAAAGAAGGGTGAAATATGTGTATAACATACTCCCAACAAGTATATTATACCTTATTTCTTCCCTAAATACAATATTTTAGGAGGAATATTTATGAAAGAATTGCTAAAAATTGAACTAGAATTTGATGAAAAATTAGGGTATTACGTAACTAGCCGAACTATTGCTGATGGTTTGGGGAAAAGACACGATTCTGTTTTGAGAGATATTGATAATATTATGAAAAACAGTAGCCCACAGATTTGTGGTCTATTAAAAGAAAGCAGTTATAAAGCTTCTAATGGAAAAATGAACAGAGAATACAAGCTCACAAAAGATGGTTTTACTCTTTATATGTTCCATATTCAAGGCTTTACAGAATTAAAAATGGCTTATATCAACAGATTCAACGAAATGGAAAGCTTTATCAAAGAAACTCATGCAAAATTAAAAGAAATAACAGTTGATAAGAAATTTGACTGGCTGATTAAGAGAGTAAGAGATAGGACGGATAGAACTGAACACATTGAAAATATGATATCTTATCTTTTTGAAGTATTAGAAAAAGAATATAAAAAAATATCAGAAGATATAAATTTTAAAATAGACTTTGTATCAAAACATTTTCTAGACTTTAAAACAGATGAAAAATACAATGTTTCAAAAGAGAAACTTCCAGTATTAGTTGAAGTAGAGGAAGCGTTGACAGAAAAGATTAAAAAATCAGAAGAAACAAGAAAACCATTAGAACAAAAGAAACTAACAACTAAAGAATAAAAACAATCCCCTAGTGCTTCTACTGGGGGATTTTAATTAATTAAATGCCTTGACTTTTATGTGATGTGAGGTAAAATTATAGTATATGAATTACATAAAAGGAGAGTGTTATGAAAAAATTTTTATTGATTTTATCAGTTGCATTTTTGTTAACAACAGGAGTTTCGACATTTGCTTGTCCGAACAAGGATTTACACGACGGAGTACAGACAATACTTAATATTAAAGATGGACCAGTGTATATAAAAGGTAAAAAGTTAATTGTGAAAGGAAAAATGTTATCTTTATTACTTCTGTATCAAAATAATTTTGATACAGAAAAAGCAGAAGAAATGATAGGCACATTGGGATTTTCATTTGGTATGTATGCAGCATTTCATGATTTAGAATTAGAAGTATTAGAAGATCAATAATAGAGGTGAATGTATGAAAAAATTGCTAGTTTTATTACTTAGTTTATTGGTTTTTAGTTTTAGTTTTTCATCTACAATTAATTTTGAAAAAGTGGTAAACACTTCTTTAGGAGGGTACACCAACACGAAAGAACAACGTTTTATAAAAACAGAGAAAGAAAATGATAAATACTATAAAGTTCATGTAAATATAGATTCTAATTTATTTCAAACAAATTCAAGATTTAACATTGATGCTCACAAGTTTTTTAAATATATAAGCAATAACTATGAACTTTCTCAAGATGAAAGAATAGCTTTGATTTTCCATGACACTTTAATTGATAAATATGGAAATGCTGATGATTATGAAGTAGCAGAAATAACTTTCAAAACAAATGAATTAAAAAAAATAAATTGGGACAATTTTCTTCATATAAAAATTCCAAATGCAGCAAGTCATTATTGGGTTCATCCTGCAATAAATAAAAAATAATAAATTTATTCCAATCCTCAGATATTTAATTGTCTGGGGATTTTTTTGTGTTGAAAATAATGAAAGGAGGAAACAATGAGCAACTATATATTAAGTGCAGCTTTGGAATTGCAAGATAGATTTTCTTCAAAAATAAAATCAGCTTCTACCAGCTTCAAAAATTTTAGCAGTCAAGTTAAAACAGAGAGTGCTTCAATGGGAAGTTCTTTAAAAGAACTAGGCAATCAATTTGGGATAAATTCCAAAGGAGCAATAAGCGGTTTTAGGACAGTTGAAAGATATGGGAAAGTAGCTGGGGCAGCTGTGACAGCATTTACTGGAAAGTCATATTTAGGCTGGGTTGAACTAGAAGACCAGTTATTAAGGAATGCTGCCATAAGTGGAGCTACAGCTAAAGAACAAGAAAAGTTAAATAAGCAAGTTATTGTACAAGGGAGAGAAACGAGATTTACAGCAAAACAAGTAGCAGAAGCTCAAATGTATCAAGCTCAGTCTGGTAAAACCGTCAATGAAATTTTAGAAATAACTCCAACATTATTAAAAATGTCTATAGCTTCTGGTGACGATTTGGCTACAACATCAGATTACTTAACAAACTCTATGACAGCTGCTGGAATAAGCATCAAAGATACAACAAGATACGCTGATTTATTAGCTAATATGTCAATGAGAACAAACATGACTATGAGTGATATGGCTGAGACAATTTTAAAAATAGGAACTTTAACAAAAGGGCAAGAAAAGATTGAAGATATAGCTACAATGATGGGGGTTCTTGCGGACAATGGAATAAGAAGCGCAGAAGCTGGAACTGCTATGAAATCAATATATGGAAAACTTTTCCAAGCTCAAGATGATAAAAAAATGCAAAAGTTATTTAAAAAATATGATTTGAATTTATACAAAGAAGTAATAGGAGCAGATGGAGAAAAACACATTGAATGGAAAGGAATACTGGAAATAATTGAAGATATGAAACCAGCTTTTCAAAAAATGAACGCAGCAGAACAAAACTATTTTATGACAACAGTTGCAGGTCGAAACCATATAGATGCCTTTTCAGCTTTATTAAAAGCTAATAATGAGCAACTTGAAAAATCTAGAAATGCAGCTAATAACGCTGCTGGGTCACTCGATAATTTCTATGACACAATGATAACCGGAAGCAAGCAAACATTAGAAGAATTCAAAAGTGCAATAGATGGCTTTGGTAATGCTTTAGGAGCAGCGGCAGCTCCAATAGTAGATGAGAAATTAAAAGAAATGACATCAGCTATAAACGGGGTTACAGAAAACCAACTATCTACTGAAAATATAGATAAATACATAGACCATATAATTCTTAGAGCTAAACAAGCAGCAGGAGTATATGTTGGATTAAAAGCTACTGTTGCAGCAGCAGGAACAGGGGCGACTATTCTAGGTCTTGGAGCAGGGTCTATTACAGCTTTAGCCTTGGGAGGAAGTGCCTTGGTTGGTTGGGGAGCTAATAAACTAAGGGATGTATATATGAATTCCTCTTCATATAATGGTGATTACATGGAAAGAATAAGACTAAGTCGCGAAGCTGATACAATACTTAAAGAATCTAAAAACAGAAGTTTTTTAAATACTGGAAATTCTTTTGATTCTTTAGGAGCTTTCAATTCAGAAAAATATACAAAAAACAAGCTATCAGTAGGAAATTTTGGAGACAAAGAATATTTAAAAACAAATGGAGCAACTCCATTCAATGAAACGAAACCAGAAATAAAAGTAGATTTAAGCCATTTAACTCTAAATACCATGAAAAATACAGAAGAATTAATAAAAGAAGTCCAAGAAAGAATTGGAGAAGAAATGAGAAATGCAATAGCAAATGCCCAAATGACACAACAATAGGAGAGTGGATATGAAACCTAATTTTATATTATTAAACGGTAAAATACCTTTTGTATTTGTGATACCACCACTTGATTTAGAAATAACCACAGAACAAAATACAATCGCAGTAAATATAATAGACTTTGGAGAAAAGGTTAATTTTGGGGAAAGAAGATGTGACAGAATAAGTTTCAGTACTTTTCTACCATCAATGACATCACATTTCTTTTCATTTAAAAATCCATTGCCACCAACAGCAGCAATAGAACTTTTAAAAAAATGGAAAAAAGAAAAGAAAGAATTAACCTTTATTGTTCCAGAATTACTAATAACATATAAGTGTAAAATAGATAGATTGCAATATAGTGTAACTGAAAGAACAAGAGATATGAACATAAAGATTTCATTAGTTGAAACTAGAGATCAAGGAAAAATTACTGATAATATAACTGGTTTATACAAAAGAGGTTAATATGATAGAGATAAAAATAAATGGAACTGTATATAAAAAAAAATTTACTAAAGTTGAATGGGGTGGGGGGATATATGGAAGTTCAAGAAAATTGAACGTTGACTTCCCAACATCAGAAAATATAAATGTTAATGTCGGAGATAATGTTGAATTTAAGTTAGATGGAACAGAAACTTTATTCAAAGGGAAAATATTTACAGTAGAAAAAAATACAGATAGAAAAAATGTTAATTTTATTGCTTATGACAATTCTATATACCTCAATAAAAATTTCTTTGTAAAAAATTATTTTAATAGAGTTCCATCTGAAATAGTAAAAGAAATATGTGGAGAACTAGGACTTGAAGTTGGAAGGCTTCCAAAAGATAAAGTTAAATGTACTTTTCCAGCAATAAACAAATCAGCATATCAAATAATTTTGGCTGCTTACACTATACAACACAATAAAGATAAAGCTATATATTCAGTATTTTGTGATAATGGGAAAATAGAAATAGCAGATCAAGGCGTATTGTTAGAGGATTTAGAACTTGATTCTTATAACGATTTGAGAAGTACGAGATACAGTGAATCTATCGAAGAAATGGTCAATCAAATAATTGTTTATAAAACAGAAAAAGAGAAACAACAAATAATTGATAAAGTAGCCAATGAGGAAGATAAAAAGAAATATGGGCTATTTCAAGATGTTGTTGAATATACTAAGGATATGAACAATATCTTTAATGCTAGAGATATGCTAAAGGGTAAGCAGAGTTATGCTAACGTTATTGCAAATGGTAATCCTGATTTAATAGCTGGGTATTCTGTAGCAATAAAGGAACATAATACAGGTTTGATAGGAAGTTTTCTAATTAAAAATGACAACCATGTTTTTCAGGATGGAGATTACTATGTAGATATGGAACTTATTTTCGATAACGTGATGGACAAGGTAGAGCTAGAAGAAAGAGAAAAAAAGAAGAAAAAACGTGAAGAAGTAGAATGGGATTTTATAGAAAGGATAAAATAATTTTAAAAAGGAGGTTTGAATGTCTGATTGGGCTAGTGAATTATTATTGATGATGAAAGAACAAGGCGTAACTATGCCAACACAACTTATAGCAACAGTAGAAACAGCACCTCCGGAATTAACATTAAGATTTTCTGAACAGGTTATTCCTTCAAAGCAAATATATTGCAGTAACTATTTATTACCTCATTACCATAGAGAATATACAATAGATGGAACAGTAGATGATATAGAATTAAGTTTAAGTAAGATGGAAGTAAGCAATACTACAAGTACAGCAACTGCTGAATCTCATTCACATAACATCCCAAGTATAAAAGGGGTAGAGGGAACAGCAGGAAGCTTAAAAGGAAATGGAACATACAAGACACACGGTGATATATGGTTTGAGGACACGCTAAAGGCTGGGGATGAGGTTTTAGTTAATATAGTAGGTGTTTATTGGGTAGTAGTTAGTAAAATAACTAAAATGCCATCAGGAGCAATAGAGGGGGTATAATGTGGCAGGATTTGAAATATTTTTAAATGAAACAGAAACACAAGAAACTGATCTACCTTTATTTAAAGAAATGGCTATTGATTTTGAAACTGGAGAACCTATTATAAAAAATGATGAAATAGTAATTTTAGAAGGGACAGAAGCTCTTAAAGTATGGATATGGAAAGTTTTGGAAACAGAGAGATATAAACACAAGGCTTATACTGAAAACTACGGAAATGAGCTAAAAGAACAGCTAGGAACTATATATGATAAAACTATTAAGGATGCCATTCTTGAAAATGAAATAAGAGAATGTTTAGGAGTAAATCCATATATAACGAGATTACATAGCTTTACAATTGAAACTCCTGAAGGTATGCAACATCCATATATTTATTTTTCTGTAGATACAGTATATGGAACTATTGAAAATATGGGGGTAGATATAATTGGACTTTAAGACATTGGTAAAAATAAGAAATAATATATTAGGAAATATGCAAAATCCTTTATCTAAAATTGAGGGAACATATGATTATGATATAGCAGCAGCAACAGCATTAGAAATAAAAGACTTATACGATTATTTGGAATGGTGGAGTAAGCAAACATTTATAGATACAGCCACAGAAAACGAATATGTAGATAAACATGCTTTAATATTTGGAGTTCAGAGAAGAAGTGAGGTTAAAGCATCTGGAGAAATAACTATAACAGGAAAAACAGGAACTACAATACCAAAAGGAACAATAGTATTAAGTAGAACAGGAATAAAATATGAAACTTTATCTGTAGCATTGATAGGAAGTGATGATAAAGCTAAAGCCAGAATACAAGCTTTAGTTGGAGGTGTTACTGGAAACTGTGGAATAGGCGATATAGTAGCTTTTGAAATAGCAGATACCAATATATATACAGTTACAAATGAAGAAGCAATAACAGGTGGATTTGATATTGAAAGCAATGAATCTTTAATAGCTAGAGCAAAAGAAAAAATAATGAGACCAGCTCATAGTGGAAATGAAAATGATTATAAACAATGGGCTAAAGAAGTTGAAGGAGTAGGAAAGGTTGATGTTATTCCTGTATGGAATGGTGGGGGAACTGTAAAAGTAATAATAAGCGACTATGACTATAATGTAGCAAGTCCAGAACTTGTGGAAGCAGTAAAGAACAGAATAGAGCAACCAGATGGTAGACCAATTGGAGCAGATGTGACAGTAGTAAGTTATATAAAATATGATCTTGATATAATAGCCGCAATTAAAATAGCAGCTGGTTATGATATAGAACAAATAAAGGAAGATATAACAGCTGATATAAAAAAAGGAATAATAAATAATACTATTCAGTATACTTCTAATTCAAAAACTACAATAGTCAGTATAGGTAAAATTGGAGCTATAATATTATCTGTTGATGGAGTACTTGACTATACTTCTTTATCTGTAAATGGAGAAACAACTGGAAATATAGAAGTTCCAAGAGATAAAATTGTTATTTTAAATAATATTAATTTGATTGAAGGGAGAGGGTTAATTTGATTGATTATATAAGTAAAATTGCCAGAAACTCTTTAATAAAAGATCTTTTTAATTCTATTAAAATACAGGCAGATATTGGTAAAAGTGATATAGGTCAATATAATACATATGCCTTTATAGTTGATTCAAACGAGGAAACAATAAGCAGATGGGAAAAGTTTATGGAATTGAAACCTGTGGATAATTATAGTCTTGAAGATAGAATAGAAAGAGTTATTTATACTATTCAAGCTAAAGGGATATTTACTCCTAGTTTCTTAAAAGAACAAGCAAAAATATTTACAAATGGAGAAATAGATATTATAGAGAACTTTAATGATTATCATTTTATAATATCTTTTACATCTGTAATAGGAATTCCACCAAACATGGACAATTTTAAAGAAATGGTAGATTTGAACAAACCAGCTCATTTGACTTATGAGATAAAATATAGATATAGAACACATGGAGAGTTAAGACCTTATAGGCATAAAGAATTAAGAAATTATACACATAAGGAATTGAGAGAAAGAGGAATAATAGGAGGTTAGAAAATGCCAACTTTTACAGAGGTATTAAATTTAAGAAAACCAGAAGAAAATGATTTTTATAATGAACAAACAGAACAATCTGAAAACTGGCAAAAAGTAGATGATTATGCAAAGGAAACCAATAATAATAAGTTGGACAAAGGCACATATCCAGGAACAGCAAGTGATTTAAAAACAGATATAGATGGTAAATTAGACAAGTATCAAAATGTAATCGATGAAAAAATAAATTATGATGACATAGCAGCAGATGGGTTTTATATAGCAAGAGGAACAGCACAGGGCGGAATCAATGCCCCTTTTGATAATCAGGCTTTGGTTCAGGTTTTTAGATTTTCAGGCTATGTAAGGCAAGAGGCAGTGAGTTATTATTCTGCTGGGCAAACTGCTTGTAGAATATTTTCTTACAATGTAAAAAATACTCCATGGGTGTATAACTATAACGCTGAAAATTTAAAACCTACAGAAATAGTCACAACATTTGCTAAAGGGAATGTAGGTTTATATGGAAACATAAGTTATATTCAAACGGCAGGAACAAAGACAGCTGGAAATTTATATTATGACAATAGCAGTACACCAGCGAAACCTTATCTTTGTGTAAATACAACAACGGATGTAACACCTACAAGTAATTTCATAAGTGCTAATAATGCAGAATTAACAAATAGAATTAAAACAATTACAGAACAAAGTTCAACATTGGTAACTAGCACTAACGGGTACACGACTTTAAATTTTATAAAAATAGGAAGGGTTGTACAAGTCTATATTAGTACGAAAGGTGGCAGTATATCAAATCAATTCACAACAGTTCTTCCAGCAAATATGAGACCAGCTTCTACAGTTTATTTAGGAGCTCCTTCAATTTCAGGGAGCCCATTTATAACGATAGATTCTACTGGTGTAATAAACGCAAATGATAATTATGCAACTATGCACACAGTTGGCACTTATGCTACAACTTATTTTCTTACACAAAACTATATTAGCAATGCTTATTAGGAGGTATAAAAATGTTTTTTCAATATAGAAAAGGTAAATTAATTCAAGATAATGTAAGACCAGATGATGAAAATTTTAAGTTTATGGCAAATGGGGAATATGACAAAGTATTTACTGATTGGAAAGAAGGAGATATTTTGTATATAGGAGAAGTTGCATTGAATTATCCGATAGAAGATAATGGAGAAATGAGAGAAATGACAACAGAAGAATTAAAAGAAGCAGGAATAATAACAGAAATAGAAGAAACAAAAGAGCAGTTGATGGAACAAAAAATAAATTATATTTTAGAGTATTCTAAATTAGAAGAAAATAAAAAAGTTATAGAAAACTCTAAATTTTCTTCTGAGGATGAAATAAAAGCCATTACAGAAAAAATGGCTATTATTGAGGGGTATATAAATACTCTAAGTGAGAAAATAAAGGCTTTATAATGAAAATTATTCAGCTTTAAAAATAATTTTTAAGGGGGTAATGAGTGAAAATATCTGAAAAAGGGATTGAATTTATTATAAAGGAAGAAGGAGAAGTTTTAACAGCATATACATGCCCTGCTGGAGTTTTAACAATAGGAATAGGACATACTGGAAAAGATGTTAAAGCTGGAATGAAAATAACTAGGGAACAATCGAGAGAACTTTTAAAAAATGACCTTATAAGGTTTGAAAACTCTGTTAATAGAAGTGTAAAAGTAAATCTTGCACAAAATCAATTTGATGCACTTGTAAGCTTTGCTTTTAATGTAGGAACTGGAGCATTTGAAACAAGTACATTACTAAAGAAAATAAATTCTTCTGCTCCTATAGCAGAAATAGAAGAACAATTCAGAAGGTGGAATAGAGGTGGAGGAAAGATACTGCCAGTTTTAAAAGCAAGAAGAGAAAGAGAAATTAAACTTTATAAGGGAGAGTGCTAAATGAATAAAGAAACAATACTTTTAATAATAACGATTATTTTATCTATAGCTGGAATCTATTACTTGTATAGGTATAAAAAAGAAACTTTATGGATAATAGCTTGTTATGTAGTAACAAGGGCAGAAGAAGAGTTCATATCAGGGCAAGGGAAACAAAAACTTGAGTATGCTATAAAAGAATTCAAAAAAAGAATCCCTAGATATCTATCCTGGCTTATATCAGAAAAATTTATTATTTCTTTAATAGAAGAAGCTCTAAAAACGCTTCAAAATACTTTTAAAAGCTCAAAAGATAAACAACTCATAATAGTGAATGAAATCCTTAAAACAGCAGCCACAGGAGCTCCAAAGGATGTACTAAAAGTAGCAGAGGAAATGCAAAAAGATATAAATAGCAAAGGATATATAGAAGGCTATCTTGAAGGAAGAACAGATTTTAAAGGAAACTCTAATTTAGTTGGTGGAGTAAAAGCAGGGATTAAGTTGTAAAGGAGAGTTAAAATTGGAATGTAAAGAAATATGGAATATGTTTGTAGAAGTAATCAAAATACTTGTAGATAAAGGAGTTATAGTGGTAGGAATGCTGGTTTCTTGGTTTTTTTATGCAGTAGGTGGAAAGGACAAATTTATTTATTGTCTCTTTGGAGCAATGGTTATAGATTTTATAACAGGTATATTTAAATCTACAAAAAGCGGTTCTACTAACAGTAAGGTAGGATTTAAAGGAATTCCAAGAAAAGCTGCAATGTTTTGTGTCGTGGCATTAGCAGCATTGGCAGATGAAATACTAGAGACAAAAAGCTTTAAATACAATTGTAGATACTTAGTTATATGTTTTTATTTCGCGAATGAAGGGCTAAGTATTTTGGAAAATGTAATAAATGCAGGTTTACCAGTACCAAAGCAATTAAAAAATATGTTAGAACAATGTAGAGATAAACAAGATATAAAAACTAAATAAAAGCAACCAAAAATTGACAACAGATAAAAAATAGAGTATAATCATAGTAATAAATCTTTCCCCAAGATGTTTATTAAAGATGATAGAAAAAAAGAAAAAAAGAGCTTTTAATCTTATTAGCTCTTTTTTTCTTTTGATTTAAAAAAGGAAATTGAAGTTTACGGAGTATATTGTATGTGCTCGGGTAGAGTGTTGGGGTAAGAAGGCTGAGGAGGGCTAGAATTTTTTAACTCTCCTAGCTCTAATAAAGACAAATATACATTAAATAAATTAAAAAGGGAGCCTCTGGAAAGGAGACTCCTTTTGTTTTGATAAAACCTACTGGGGTAGATTCCTAATAACATTATACTATAAAATTTTACTTTTGCAATATAGGTAATTTTTTTTGAGTAAGCGGGAACTTTTTATTTTTCTTCCTTTTCCAAGAATTCATCTATTAAATTTCTTATAATTTTACTTACAGTTATTTCTTTTTCAAAAGCCATACTTTTTAGTTTTTTTAATTTTGCTTCAGAAATATAAATTTGAGTCCTTTTTAAATCATTTTCCATAATTAACACCCCCAATAATTTTATACACTATGTATATGTGTATGTCAAGTTTTATTTCCCCAAGAAGAAAAAGAAGCCTCTAAAAAGAAGCTCCTTTTTCGTGAAAAAAGTTTTAACAAAGGTAATATAATTATACAGCATTTCTTCAAAAAGTAAAATAAAAGTTTTCTCAAAAATAACAGTATTTACTTACAGGTTTTTGCAGGTAAAAAAATAGCTGTAATATTCTTTTGAATTAAGGATATAAGGAAGTTTTAGTTACAGCTGAAAATACCTGTAATTTCTGTAAGAATTGACCTCACAAAATTGATTTTAAAGGGCTTTGGGAGAGTAAGGCTATGCAGAGTATGGCTGTGTTTACAATAAAAAAAGAGAAGATTGATTTTACTTCTCTTTATCAAATAGTAACAATTTTATATGATGTTTATCTTTAAAGCCATACCTATGAGCTTCGCTGTTTTCTTTTATCAATTTAGAAAATGAGGTAAAAAAATTACCAAAGCCATAATTTTCATTAATTTTAGAAATTAAATATTTTATTATGACAATAGTTATGGCAATTCTATCTGTTGTTATTATTTTATTATTTTTTGTTTGAAAAACAAATAAAAATTTGTTCCATTCTGGTCTTATCATAGGTTTGGTGATAAATTTTGTATCTAAAATACATGAATTATGAGCTGCTAAATTTCTAATAAGCTTCAAGTTTTTTAACCAAGAAGAGAGTTCGTCATTGGTACAATCATAAAATCTAGCAATTTCTTTCCTGTTAATATCTGACATTAATTCATACAAATTTAAAATATCTCCAAAAGTTAAAATTTCAACTAACATCCATATTGGAGGAAACTCTTCTTTTGGATTCGTTTTAAAATATTCATTTGTTATAAAGTTGTTTTTTCTTTTTATTATTTTTTTTATATACATTTTAGTTTGTTCTTGTTTTTCATTTAAATAATGTTTACAATACTCTTTTTTGTTACACCAATTTTTAAAATCAAGATATCCGAAAGCGTCATATTTTTTACCTAAAACATATGCAAATTTTGTTTTAAAAGAAAGCTCCACTTTCTCAATAGCATGTAGAAGATATATTCTTAAGTTTTTATCTTGATAGAACCTCATTATGACTTGCTCAAAAGTTATATTTTCATATCTATTTTTATAATATGGAGAAGCAAATTCTTTTATTTTATAATAGTTTATATTTTTTAATTTTTCAATAGCTTCATCTCTTTTTTGCACAACCATTCCTCTAGTTATAAATAAATCTAGTTGTTCATCAAAATTCAAATGTTTTTTATTGTAAGTCATTGGAACTCCTTATTAAAAAAAGCTTTCACATGGGGACGTACCCTGTTCATTTAAGAACTGTGAAAGCGTTGATGTCTTTGTATGAAAATTATAACTTATAATTAAATTAAAGTCAATGTTTTTTTACTTTTTTGTCTTATGGGTATATAGCAAGTG